GGACCTCCTTACTTGGGGACTCACCTATTGAAAATTCTCTGAAACCGAAATCCGTTATTACCAGATTTATTTGGTCGTTGCGGAATGACTTTTTCGGTGTTCTGAGGAGTTATGCGGACCTAAGCTCAGCGCTGATCAGTTCGATCAAGCGGGACAGCTCTGGATCTGGCGTCATTATTGACACCTTCTTGTTGGCGTTCAAAAGTACCCCGATCTTTAGGGAATACCATGAATACTACAAATCGCATGACTCAGCTCTTCTACGGTACATACTTTCTTTCTTAAATTTCGGAAAGAAGGTAGCTTATGTGAACCGTGAACTGGACGACACCGCTTTTCGCGAGTGGCAATCAGTTGAAGAGAAACTAGCTACGCTGGTTTTACCAAGCGCAACCCACAACCTTTCCGTTGTTTTGGACTGGCTGTTTTGGGACTTCGAAGCGTCGGATTTTCTGCCTAAATATGGCAGTGGGTCCGTTGCTGAGAGAGGTGTTTGGGGGACAGAAGGTAAAAATCAAAAGTTTCAGTTGGATCCGAAACTGATGAGCCTGGTTGCTGAAAGCGACCAGGACCTCACACATCCCTTACCAGATGGCGACACTCCCCTACCCCAAGAGGGGCAGATAGCTTGTAGTGCGAGACTGACTTTTGTACCTAAAAACTGGAAAACCAGTAGGATCATTTGCATGATACCCTTAGTATTTATGTGGGCACAGCAAGCGGTTCGTTTATGGTATGAGGACTTTATGGCTAAGAGCATCATGGGAAACCATGTACGCTTGAAAGACCAGAGGTTCAATCAGAGAGCGAGTAGAGAGGGATCCTTAAAAGGTAAACTTGACACAATCGATCTGAAGTCAGCTTCTGACAGCGTGTTATATCAGCTGATACAGGAGTCTTATCCACCTCATGTATTTCGTTATTTAGAGGCAACAAGATCTCGGAGTGTCCTAACGCCCGTGGGTGAACTACAGACTGCAAAGTTTGCGCCTATGGGTTCTGCGCTATGTTTTCCGGTGCAGAGTTCACTTTATACGGCCATTATCCTTATGGTCAGCATTGCAACGCTATATCGTAGAGACTGGCGGGAGCCAGGTGCTCTTGACGACATAGACCTCGACTACGCCTACGTGGCGTGCTACAGTCGGGGGAATTCGTTACATCACCAGGCATATCGCACATTCTACGTCTATGGCGACGACCTAGTAGTGGATAACGCTATTACGTCTAACGTCATCGAAGCGCTCGAATTGTTTGGTTTCACTGTTAACGTCGAGAAGACGTTTGTAGGTGAGAGTGCGTACCGTGAATCTTGTGGTAAACACTACGTTTTAGGCGAAGATATATCCCCGCTTATATACAAAACCAAATTCTTCAACCAGAGGTTAGATACAGAAGCGATCGCTAGTCTAATAGACAAGGCAAATCAGGCTTATGATTACGGATATTTACATCTCCGTCGTCATCTAGTCCAACAAGTCTTGTACTCAAAGATGGCTAACGCTAAGCCGTGGCACCTCGCCGCGGCACGCGGAGTCAACCCTATCCTCTTTACTAATGATAGGGATACGACTTTTGCGTTGTATCATCCCGATCCAAGGAACGATCATTTACCCAAACGGTCATATAGGTATGACTTAAAGGTGCCTGATCTACCCGTCCATACTGACATGTCACGCTATCCTAAGCGGACTGTTCTAAAGGACGCAACTCACCTCCTTTATCAGAGGTCTGAAGTTGCTAGCATTGGGATTGGCCCATTGGAACGTGTTGAGTTGTCGAGGAAGTATGACAATTATCGACACATACAATGGTGGCGCTCGCAGTACGGCAGGACCGAAGACAGCCATGATCCTGTGGCTACTGCCGAAGCTGATAC